GCGGATCATTGATGTATTTGCGACTAAGAAATGAGCGCTCGAGAGAGAATAGCCGGTGACATTACGGAGGGCGCAACCTTTCTAAAACACGGTAAAGACATTACAAGTAATGCTAAAGTAAGCGATAATTCTTTAGAGCAAGCCTTATCCAAAGCAGAAATCGAATGGGTGGAAAATGAATAACTTAACAACAGCGTTCTTCGAGATCGTCAAGGCGGATAAAAACGCAGACGGAACACTTATGGTTTACGGCAAAGCGACAGATGACTCTATTGACATGGATCAGCAGATCTGTGATAGCACTTGGCTGGACTCAGCCATGCCGGAGTGGTTCAAATCAGGCGGTAATATCCGTGAACAACACTCCTCGATTGCTGCTGGAGTCGCTAAAGAATACGAGCGCAAGAAAGACGGGCATTATATTCATGCTCTCGTAGTAGATCCTGCCTCGGTCAAGAAGGTAGATCTCGGAGTTCTAAAAGGCTTCTCTATTGGAATTAAAAACCCTAGAATTACCCGAGATGAGAAAGCTGCTAACGGCCGTATCGTAGACGGTACGATTGTCGAGGTATCCTTAGTGGATCGCCCGGCGAACCCAAATTGCCAACTCGTTCTAGCCAAAAGCATAGACGGAGAAACAGGAGTGTGGAAAGTGGAAGAACTAATCGAGAAGGAAGACGCAGTAGATACAACTCCTGCTACTGAGACTCCGGAACTTGTAGAAGAAGTGTTACCAGAAGCAGAAGTAGTCGCTGAGGAAACACCTATCTCAGAGATCGTAGAAGAAGATAAATTGGAACAACTAGGAATTGAGAAAACCGCTAAAGCAAAATCAATCCTTGCTTCACTTGTTAAATTTGATAAAGGCCAATACGAAGCTGCTCGCGAAGCTCTTGCTAACTTGATTGCTGTTGAAGCAGAAGAAATGAAAGAAGGATCTAACGAGATCATGTCTATCTCTCATTTATTAGAAGCCGTTGCGCACTTAGCCATGTGGTACGAAGGCGAAGAAGCAGAAGGAGAAGTAGAAGAAATGATTGAAATGGCTAGTGATTCAGATACAGATAAAGCAGATGCTATGAAGTGTAAAGGTTGTAACAAGACAGAAGAAATGTGTAAATGTGCTGGAGGATTTAAGGCTATGGAAGATAAAGAAGCCAATCCAGATCCAGTTCCAACCGAAGACACACAAGCCAATCTTGACGGAACTACAAACATTGCTGCTGGTGAGACCGCCGGTGTTCCGTTCCAAGCTACCGTGACTGACTCTCAAGCCAGAATTAACGGAGCAAAATCAGTTTCTGCTGACGAAGCAGAAGTAAGTGCCCTAGTAGAGCAAGTAGTAAAGAGCGCAACGGAGTCTCTCAAGTCGGAGATCGCAGAATTAGTAGCAGCAAAAGAGGCTGCGCTAACTAAAGCGGTAAATCTTGAAGAAGAGTTGGCAACTGCTAAATCTCTAGCGATAGCCGGTGGCCCAAAGCGAACAGGAACTTCATTAGGACAACCTAATGACCTGATTGTAAAGGCTGCTACCTATAAAGCGAAAGCAAACGCAACAACCGACCCATTACTGGCTAAGGGATACAAAGCACTAGCAGACGAATACTTTGCTAAAGCCGAAGACCTTACTAAGTAATCAACCAACTCTCGAAAGGAACTACCCAATGGCGCTAAACGCTCCTAAGGCAAGTGATCTTTTTGACGGAGCTACTCCTCGCGAGGCAGCAGAGCGCATGGAAGAATTTACTGGCGAACTCAGTAAGTCTCTTTCTCGTGGTTCTTCTACTCCGGGTCAAGCACCTGACGCAGATCCAACAACACAGATCGAAGCTCTTGTTGCTAACAAGTCTCTATCAGCAGACGCAGCAGCAAGCCTACAAAACGCATTAACAATTCAACGCTCATCTATGGCGAATATCAATAAGGAAATTACTCTTACTAATCCTCTTAATACTTCATTCGCAGCGTTTGACTTGGAAGCACCTTCTAAGTTGCTTACTCCTCGACCAACACCACTTCGTAACCGTATTCCTCGTAAAAAAGGAATTGGTACAAGCCACCGTGTAAAGCGTATCCTTGGATACACAGGTACAGGTACAGGCGGAGTCGGAAATACTTGGCCGGGCGTGACTGAAAACACAACAACCGCATTCGGATCTATCAACTTCCAGCGTGGCCCACAGATCACTTATGCTGCTGATGATTTAGTATTGCCATACAACTCATACTCACTATCAGACGCAGTAAGCTTCGATGCTAACTTCTCTGGTCTTGGATATCAGGATCTACGCCAGCTATCATCTACTTCTACTCTATACGCGACAATGCTTATGGAAGAACGCATGATGCTTATGGCTCGCGGAACTGCATCAGGATACTCAGGCGCACTTGCTGCACCTTCATTCACACTCGCATCTCCAGTTGCTTCAGGATCACAGGTTGCTCTTGCAGCGGCTACTTACTATGTAAACCTCACATCAGACGCAGGTATTTCTGCTAACGGTTTTGGTGAATCAATCCTAACTGCGCAGCAATCAACTGCTGTTGCATCAGGCGATGTTCTAACAATCACAGTTGCTGCACCAGTAACAGGCGCTCTTGGTTATAACATCTATGTTGGAACTGCTTCAGGAACTGTGACATACCAGGGAACACTTAAGGGAACTGGAACATTCACAATTCAAGGCGCTGGCACAACAGGTCTAGTTGGTAACAACGCTGCCTATAGCACAACAGGTGCAAACGGCGCTCGCGCAGTTGCTGATACATCTGCTTATGCAACAGGCTATGACGGCATCCTTCCTACTGTTCTTGGCGCAAATACTGGCTATAACAACGCGATCAACGCTGCGTTCTCTACCTCTAATCCGGGTGTGGAATTCCAGACTGTATTTGCGAACCTATACCAGAATGTAAAGGCTGATCCAGATATCGTTCTATTGAACGGTAATGATCGCAAGCAGCTCTCTGACGCTATCAAGAATGGCTCAAACGCTAACTACCGCTTGGTTATCAATCAACCGGGAGAGAGCGGAACTACTTACGGTTCTATCGTTACTGGACTTCAAAACGAAGTCACAGGCAAGGCTGTGGATCTTATGGTTCACCCTTGGCTTAACTCAGGTGTGGCTCCAGTTCTATCGTTCACACTTCCAATCCCTGACACAGAGGTTTCTGATGTATGGGCGAACTTCTTGGTTCAGGATTACATGGGCATTCAATGGCCTGTAACTCAGTTCCAGTATGAGTTCTCTACTTACTTCCGTGGAACATTCTTCTGTACCGCTCCAGCTTGGAACGGCGCAGTATCAGGAATTGTTTCTGCGTAATGTGTTTAGAGTGCGGTTGTCATCAGCCACAAAATAGTCACGGCGGAGGTCAGACAGTATTGCCTGACGGATCTGTATCAAACATGACTACGGCTGAGATGATCACACAAAAATAAATAAAGGCAGGGAGGGTGCGTCATATTTGAAAAGGCGCACTCTCCCTTATTTAATCTAGGGGGCAAATATGGGTCGTTGGGTAGCACCAGACAAAGGCGTTCAAGAAACAGTTATTGGCGGTACAAGTTATCGCCCGGATCGCAAAGGCATTTACAATGTTGAAAGCCCAAGCGCAGAACGGGCTATGAAGGCAGAAGGTTTTTTTGAAGCAGCTCTAAATCCGTATAACGGTGGAGACGCACAAAGAGGATTTACTTGCGTAGAATGTGGCTTTGGTAGTTGGTTTAGAAAATGCTCTCGATGTGGGCATGAGAACGGAACACCGGAGAGAGACGGGGAATAATGACTACGGGGATCACGACAGATACATTTTACGAAGGATCTTATGTCAATGTCGCCGAGTATAAGAACGCCCCAACCTCAATTGATTATGACAATCTAGTAGTAGGCGGTAACTCCGCTGCGCAAGATGCTGAGTTGTCTAGGGTCATTCTTAGAGCTTCGTCTTTTATGAACGAATACCTCAATCAAAGCCTATTAGCAGACAGTTACACAGAGACACAGCGTTCTCGTATCACGCCACAAGGCTATTTATCTATTCACCCGTTTCGTACTCCAATCATTGCGCTCGAGTCTTTCTCCTATGGGCCATATCCGGGTAACTTGACCCCTATTCCAAACCCTTCTTATACATGGTTTGAAGAACAACAGATGATTATTCCGTTATCACAGATCTCAACTAACTGGTCTTCTCAAGGCCCATTAGGATTTGGCGGAGGATTAGGCGCTACTTCCATAGTATTTTGCCAATATAACTATGTCGCCGGGTTCGTAAATACAGCAATTTCCGTTGCGGTGGGTGGCGCAAGTAGCTTGACCGTGATTGACGGAACAGGAATAGTCGCAGGGCAGCGTCTACGGATCTATGACGGAGCGAACTACGAACAAGTGACCGTGGCAAGCACTTATACCTTCGGCTCAACTACCGTTCCTTTGACCTCAGCGCTCCTATTCAGCCACAATCCGGGAGCAGCCATAGGAAATCTACCTAACGCGATTAAACAGGCCTGTATCCTCATCACAACGGCTTTTATCAAGCTTCGTGGAGATAACTCGATGACTATGAACATTACAACTCAGCCTACATACAACCAGATCTCGGGAAGTAACCGGTACGGGTCAGAGATCCAATTGGCTCTTGACATGGTTGATAAATACCGCAGGATTAGATAATGGCGGGGCGCTCAGGGGTACGCGCTACCTTATCCGCGTTCATATCCAATCCTCCAATACCTACGCTCAACCAAGTATTTGTATCTTTTCCCAAGCGTATTAACTATCAAATCAATAGTCAGCCGGGGCAGCTATCTCGATCTGCCGTAGTTGTTTATATCGCCGGCGAGAATGAGTCTCGTATTGCTATTGGCGGAGCGCATAGCGGTTGGAAGCGAATTGATTACACGGTAATTCTTCAAGTTTATCAGCACTCTATGGAAAGAAATTCAGAAGAAGCTATGACCGCGTTCGATACGCTAATAGATAATATCAAAACAAGGCTACGATCTGACCATAACTTTGGTGACACAAGCGGAAATCTGGTTTGGCAAGGTGCTGAGCCAGCGATCAATGCTCGATATGGAGAACCGGCTACTTCTCAAGAAGGCGCTACGGAAATCTATGCTGAGATAGAATTCCTTGTTACCGAAATGATCCAAGCATAAGGAGCAATGAATGAAAGTAACTAACACAACTAAGGGTACTCGAGTGTTCCCTACGCTTGGGATCACTCTTAAAGCAGGAGAGTCACACGACACAGACAGTAAAAAAATCGTTGCTAAACCTGTCGTAGCAGCAAAGATCGAAGAACCAATCCCAGTAATAGAACCGTCAGCCCCGTCTGACTCGACAGTAGGAGAGTGAACAAATGGCCGTACAAAATTCCGTACGCAGTTATTTAGGTATTGCTAAAGAAACAACTAAAGGAACTGCCGTAGCACCAACAGACTTTATTCCAGTAATGTTGGACTCACTAAAGCCAGTAGATATCGTAGATCCGCTCTATGACACAGGCCTTCGTGGATCTATGGTTACTAATTACAACTATATCCCGGGTCGCACACGCTCTACTTTTGATTTTGGTGGATCTGTATTTGCCGACACAGTAGGCTACCCAATCGCAGGTATTATGGGTTCAGATGTAACTACTTTCGATGACCCTACCTACATTCACGATATTACGCTTATCAATCAGTCTGCTGTCGGAGCTGACGCACAACCTAACTCCTACACATTGACAGATTTCTATGCTGCTGATGTTCGTGCTTACTCAGGTATCCAGTTCCATGACTTCTCATTGAAGTTCAACGCTGACGGAATGCTGGAGTATGACGCTAAAGCTACTGGTTGGGCGAGCGCAGTAGCAGCTACGCCAACTCCTTCTTTCTCTACTGTTCTTCCTACTCCGGTATGGCAAGGCACAGTATCTATTGCAGGATCTCCTGTTGCTTACGCAGTTAGCGGAAACCTAGATTTGAAGCGTTCAGTCACTCCTATCTACGGTATCTCAGGCACACAAGATCCTTATCAGATCTTCGTTGGCGCACTAGAAGTAACCGGTAAGTTCACTTTCGTTATGGAAAATGACGCAGAACTTAACCGCTACTTGAA